CGTCTTCTTCTGCCATCTCACCAACGGTCTGCACTACAGGTGCTTTACCCGGCAGGGCAGGAGCACCCTTAACGCCATCCGACTGAGCCACCGTCATGACCACAGCGCGGGCTGCGTCAGTACTGTCAGCTTGCGACTTGACCACGGCGTATTCATCATTGGTCAACCAACGAACCGGGGAGAAGAACAGCTTGGGCGACTCCGCTTTGGTATCGAACTTCATGCGGGTGACGATCTGCTCTGGGTTAATCGGTGGGTTGGAGAGCGCCAGATGACGCGCAAAGGCTTGGAGTGGGCGCTTGTCGCCGTCTTCCTTACCGAACACCGATGTCGCTGGCAACGTCAACTGCATGACATCGCCACCGGGGTTGCTCTCCAGCACCACTGCCAGACGCTGCTGATAACGGCAAGCGCGGCTATTACCTTGGCCTGAGCCAGCTTGGTTCTGCGGGCATGACAGGCAAGTCTGCGACTGCCTATTCTTTGCACCTGCGTCTGGCTTCTCGCCATCGTTAGACCAGCAATCAGGCGGTGCTGCGGCAGCATCCTTGTCGTAAGCGCCAGCGTAAAAAATACGGCTGACCTTCGGTGCGGCCTTAACAATCACAACGTCCAGATGACGGTCTTCGATGGATGCGATTTCTTTACCACCCGACATCAGACGGAACACGCCGCCTTTAATCGAAATACGTTTGACGCTACCACCAGTACTACCGCCGGTCAGAGCCAGTGCGGTTTCAGACAGTTCATTATTACGTGCGAAGTCGGGTACTTGTGCGGGATTGAATACAGTTAGATCGGACATATGAGTTCTCACTTAGTAGGTTTAGTCACACGGATTTCGAAGTCCGTGTATGCGTTTAATCCGGGTGGTACAAGTGCCGGATTTTCTTCAAGGAACCGCGCCATATTAGTTTGCGCAATCCGCTTCTCCAGCAGGTCAACGACATCGTGCTCGATGATGAACTTCTTGAACGAGTCCCAGTCCTGCGTGTTGTAACGGGTTTTGTTTACCAATGACACGGTACCGAAGTCGGTGTTGACAGACTTGACGCCAAGCGCCCTCATCTGATCTTTCATTGCAAAACGAAGTTCGTCTTGCTGCGCTTTGAGTGCCTCCAACTTAGTGTCGTACTCTTGCGTCAGCGTGTCGATCTCAGTCTTGATCTTGCGATAAATGCGCGCAAGTTTATCCAGCGGAATGATCTCATCACTCATTTGCTTCTCCTATTATTTTGTCTAGCGTTTGACAGATTACCTAAAACCGATTTCGTTTGCAACCCCCTTTCATGTTTTTATTTCAGCGTTGAACATCTGCGTTAGCAGACTGTTATCTGTGACCTTGCCTTCCAGCGCTTTGAACATACGCTTCTCAATCGGGCTTCCTTGAATGTGCATAACGGTAACTTTGTCAGAGTCCTGCCCCTTGCGGTCTGCTCGTGCAATGCACTGGATGTATTGCTCAACCGACATCAACGGACCAAAGAACACTACCGTATCCGCAGCGGTCAAGGTGATACCGTGTGCTGTTGCTTGAGGCTGCATGACAAGTACTCGCGGGTCTTTTTCTGTCTGAAACCTGCGGATAATGTCTGCGCGTTTGGGCGGTGTGATGTCACCGTGAATGACCTCCGCTGCAATGTTTCTTTTAAGCAAGTGCTTGTGTATGGTGTCAATCGTGCTACGAAATAAAGCGAAGATGATAACTTTGCGTGAGGTCTCTTCCAGTATTTCTTCAAGCACAGCCAGCCGTGGGGCGGCATCGAATTCAACAACTTCTTTGTCGTCTGTGTATGCTGCACCGCATGATATTTGCAGTAACTTGGATACCCCCGCAGCGGCATTCACAGCCGTGATGGTTTCACCTGCTGCTTGCACCATCATGCGTTCTTTGAGCAGGTTGTAGTACTTGGCTTGCTGCGGTGTCAGTGGTACTTCTCTTGTCATCGTTATCACAGGCGGCAAGTCAAGGCACTGCTCTTTGGTGTAGCGTATGGCGGGTTGCAGGGCTTCATGAACATCCTCCGCTGCGCTGGCCTTGGGCATCCATTTAAACTGCGTGACTTTGTTCATCACCTTATCGCGCCAGCCTGTAAAGAACTTAGGCACACCATCAGGATTGACCAGCCTAGCCAAGCCATACGCATCAGCAGGGGACTGCGATGCAGGAGTGCCCGTCATCATCCACAGGTGCGTGTTGGGTCCGACAATAGACTTCAGCGCCTTCCAGCGTTTGGTGGTCATGGTCTTGTACGCATTGGCTTCGTCAACAATGATGAGATCGAAGCGCCCATCATTAACGATCTCGTCTGCAATCAAGTTCAAGCCATCGTAGTTAGCGATTACAAATTCATAGTCTTGCTGAACCATCTCGATACGACGACTTGCTTGGTAGTGATGCGCAATGATTGCAGAGCGATGGATGATGCTGTTGTTTAGATCACCTAGCCATGCTGACTGCATGATGGAGAGTGGGCAAAGAATAAGACAGCGGCGTACATCACCGCGTTGCATCAGGTAGTCTGCTGCCCATAGTGCCGAAAGAGTCTTGCCTGTGCCCGGCTCCGAAAAAACAAACGCTTTCTTGTGCATAGTGAGAAACGCCGATGTTTCAATCTGATGCGCCATCGGCTTGTATTTACCCGGCCAGTTGTACCGCCTAGTAATAGGCGAAGGAACATCTTTGACACCAAGGTTTTTGAGGACACGCGCCTCATCAAGCCCCCAATAAACTGCGATCTCCGCTGAACCATCATCGCTCCTATTCAGTACTTTGTGTTTCGGAATTACCCGATACTTGTCTGGGTTGCGAGTGCGAAACAGCAACGCCTTGTCATCAACAATCTGCATTTACTTCTCCTATTTATTATCGCTTCTATTTGCTGACTTGCTGCGCACCCGCAGATTGCTTGGGGTTGTGGTGCCACCGCTGCGCAGTGGCTTCTTGTGGTCTACGTCTTTACCGTCGCCTTTAGTAACAGCGCCGGTCTTCTCCATCATGCGCCTAGCTTTAACTCGCTCGGCACGTTTCTTTATTTCTTCTGGCTTACCGTGAAAGTTCTGGTACTCCGATTTGTAGTTGCGTGTCATTTGATCTCTCCAAACACAGGTACGGTTGGGGGAAAGGCTTGCCATTTATTGACTGCTTCAATGTACAAGTACACTGTATCTGGCACACCATCCATGTAGGTATCGATACGTTTGATGTCTTCGTTTATCGCCATGAAGGAACGTACTGTGCCCATCATGTCTGGCATCTGCCCTTCTGAGGTGTGCAAAGCACCGATGTTGTGGTTGAAATCAACACTGATGTGTTCTACTTGGCATCCAAAATTAAGCATAATTAACTCCTTGGGTGGTTAGGGCAGGTGGTTACCGGGCACCACGGGCACAATGGAGAAGGTCTTGGGTTCCATACGCCTGTGGCATACGCTTGCTCAATACGAGCGATGCGCTCTCGATAGTCCCACCATGCTGGCTCGGCTTCATCAACGGTCATACTCAGCTTGACCATGTCATTCTTTACTACGAACAACAGCGCAGCATTAACTTTGCGAATGTGCGGGAAGTGCGCAAACACCATCATGGCCATGAGCTTTAACTGCTCCCGGTCTGGGTATTTGTTGTTGCCTGTCTTGTAGTCCACAATCCAAGCAGTCAGGTTATCGTCGTCGATAATCAGCAAGTCCGCAATACCCCTGACCCATACTTCCTTGTCCTTCCACCCGCAGGGCTTCAGGTCAATGGTCAGCGCCATCTGGTACTCGCACAGCTTTCTCCCCGGCTTGGCAATCAGCGCATCCAGCGTTGGCTGGACAAACGCAAACTGCTCCGGCAGGGGTGTGCCGTCACGCACGTGGTCTTCAGCCGCCTTGTGTAACTCTGTGCCGTACTTGGTGGCTTCTGTCTCTTTGAACTGGTAGTTCTTCAAGACCCGCACTTCTTGGTAACGCTTGGCACAGCCCTCGTAATCTTTCAAGGCACTGTGCGACCAGACGACTTTATTTTCCATCGTTAGCTTTCAGTGGTTCTTGGCAACGAATAACAGCAAACCCTGCATGTCCCATGTACCCGCCGCAAACGGACGACCAGCTTTCCGTAAAGCAAGAGACTTCGCCATTGTGTGGGCAGTCCTTGGCGTGTAGGGGGAACGCGCCTTCCGTGCTGTTGGGGTACGGTTTAATTGCAACCGCCCGGTACGTTTCCATTTTTACTTTTTTAGTTTCTTCGTCGTAGTAAATTTCGGTAATCATTCAAACCTCGCAGAGTCAATTGCTTCAGATAGTCGGTGGGCAAACTCGGTAACGAACTTCTCATTCTTATTCAGCCGGTGCTCATCCATGTCGTACAGAATGGCGTGTACCAACTCATGCCAGAACGAATCGTTCATTTCTTTTCTTGAGTAGCGCCGTCCAGTGACGCTACTCTTCTTGCCTACCTCAATGCGGTTGCGATCATAATGAACACGCGCCATGTCACCGTCTTTCAGCATCGTCTCCAGTATGTCAATCGTGTACATTTTCTTACCTACTCTGATCTTGCGTGGCAACTCTAACTGCTTCTTTCTAGTCCTATCCATTTACTTCTCCTTATCAGCCTTTGGCAAGGCCGTATCGTCTGTGATAACCAACTTCTGCATTCAACGGAATACCGGGCATATACTTCGGCTCCATAACCATCTGCTCCCAAACCCACTTCGTGGCGGCTTCGGCTTCGGCTTCAGGAACAATTTCCCACGCCTCATCATGCACTGATCCAACCACAGGGTACCTTTTCGATACCCGCAGCATTCCATCAGTCATGACGATACGCGCAACACCCTGTGTTACGTTGTTTGTGATCTTGCCCGGATACAACTTGGTAGCGTCTGGCCCGTATACATACTGGCTCCTACCCTTCTCATCTTTAACAGTGCGTAAGTCTGGATACAGTAGCTTCATCCCGTTGGGCAATTCTATCTCGCCCTTGCGGAAGATTAGACATTTATACCGGAACTCTTTGCCGCCGTAAAGGGCTGACTCAAGAAGGTTGCCACACATTTCCCAAAAGGAAACAACTGGGTGGGCGGTTGCCCGGTAGATGTCGATGATCTTCTTGGATGCTGCTGCATGTATTAAGAGTTCCTTGGTGGTGCAGGTGTGGGGTATCTCCTCAAGCTTGGTGACGTTCTCCTCCCATGATAAAAACTTCTCGATGTAGTCCTTGGTTACCCCCAGCTTCTTGGCAAACTCTGTGTCGTACCGCACTGGTTTAGCGCCCAGAAAGCCGGTCAGCAACTGCGATGCAAACGATGCCCACCCAAGCCCATAACCTGCACCCAACAGCGCCGATTTGGCTGACTGTCGTAAGTCTGGGTGGCTCTTCTTGGTCATGCCGGGGATGTTAAACATCTGTGCGCCAAACTGTGCATACGCATCCTCACCCGAACGGAAGATGTTCAGCAGGTCATCGTAATCCGACAACCACGCCAGCACACGTGGCTCGATCTGAGACAAGTCACCGGCCACCACAACGTGCCCTTCAGGAGCCATGATGGCCTCACGCAGTAACGAGCGCTTCTCCTCAGACGCCCGCTTTAAGTTCTGCATGTTGATGGCGCTCCCCTTGGCCGCTGTCCACCGCCCAGTGCCCGCACCGTAGTAAGCCAGTGGTACAGGTAGCGCACCACGACTGGAGATGTCTAAGAATCTTTGCGCTCGTGTGCGTTCAGTTGTAGATTTAACTCGGAGTCGTGCTTCGCATAAGAGTCGGACATCTTCTTTGTCGCCATGTAGTAGTGCTTGGAACAGAGCGTCATTTTTAGCCAGAGCCAACGTCTGCTTACCTGTCGTCTTACTCTTCTTGTATGGAACACTACATTCCAATTTAGCCAGTATGCCCGCGAACTTAGGGTTACTCGCCAGCGTTGCATCGTCCACGTTAAGTCGCGCCAAAAGTTCTTCACGTATTGTCCTTTCTTCTTCGATGGCTTGAAACAATAGCGCCTGATCTAATACCAAGCGCGGCTGGGTGTACATCTTCAGCGTCATGTCGATTAACCGTAGCTCTGATGCAGGATAGCCCTCGACCAAACGCTTAAAGATTTCTTCGCACAGATACACATCATGGCGGCAGTAGTCCGCCAACTCCTGCTCAACGTGGAACGGCAACTCGTCCAGATAATTCTCAGACGAACTCAACCCATCCCCCTTTGGCTCAAGACCGAAGTCCTCTGCCATCTTCTTCAAGCTGTTGCCAGCCTCAACACCACGCACCGCCCGACCCATGGAGAGCGTGTCGAAGATGAATGATGGGTGATGCCCGTATACCCACGCCAGTATGGATACATCGAACAGCGCGTTCTGAGCTACGACTGCGGTCTTGCTCCAGTCAAAATCTTTCGCCCACTCTGCGATGTCACGGCCACGTATCCATGTGGCAGGTAACGGGTCACCATAATCTTTCCAGCACAAGCCCCATGCCTTGAAGCGTGGGTCACGCAGGTACTCCTCATTGGTCTGACATGAGAAGCCAAGCTTCACAGCCCGCCCCCATGCAGTTTCTACGTCTAAAACTATTACTCTCTCATACGGCTTTGCCATGGTTACCTTTCAAAAAATTTCTTATTAGTTGCTCTCGTTCCGCAGAAAGCTCAAACCAACGCATATTCCCGCGATCCTTTGCGCGAACTTGATTAATCATATG